ACTGGCAGAACGATACACGAAATGCCTTGAGACCGAGAGGGAACACCTTCTGACCCAGTTTGAAGAGACGAATCGAATACTTGTTCGACTTGTCTACATCTACGTTTGTCTTGTGCTTCGTTGGCACAGCAAATGATGCCTCAACAAACAGGTTCTTCTTCTTGGCAAGTTCTTGGTTGTATCCGGTGTACACCTTCTCTTCCTTGACTGGACAGAGCCAGTATGAGTAGGGATACTTGCCTTCAATGTTCTCATCAAACCACTCAGCAAAAGACTTGGCATCAGTCACCACATATGGGGACGGTCCAATCTCAAGCACATCACCTTCTGAGATGGGTGAAGAGTAGTGATAGAATGAGTCACGCTTGAAATGTCTGGAAGCATAGGTCACAAAGGTATCAAGCAAGTCATCATCTGCAAAGTAGTCATAGATCGACCGAGGTTTACCCGTTGTCGAGTATGAGATTGCTGTCTTCATCATTGTGGGGAAGAACTGGTTGACTGCATTGCCGACCACTGAGGTGTTGCGAACCACATCCTTTTCGACTTCCAACTCATGAACAGGGTATGATACCATGTCTGCAAAGTTGGCAATGATATCCTTGCGATCATAACCAACGCGAGGAGGAATACCCTTCTTGTCCCAAATGTCTACCACTGTCTTTCGCATGTCGATAACCCAATGGCGGAACTCATCCTTAGACATGTAAAGGAGTTCTTCGAAGGTCTTGTTTACCTCGCTGTTGAGTAACTCGTCATTTCGCTCATAGTACCAGTTGGTCATAAGTTCTTCCTTAGCAGTGATTCAAACATTGTACAGTATTCTTCAGGTGAAAGCAATGCCTTTTTGAACTTGTCTTCCACAATGGAAAACTGTTCATCGTATCCACCATGTACTATGTAGGAAACCTTTTCGCAGAAATCTTCGTATGACTGGACACGTTGGAACTCATTTGCCACGAATATGTTGGTACTGTCGTAGTTTTGCCACACAAAAGGATAGCATCCACATGCCATTGCTTCCACATATCTGGAAGTGGTTGCCTTGTCATCCATCCAGTTGAAGCAGAGTGTGCTGTATGACTTCTCAATGATGGGGATGATATCCTTCATCTTGCTCCACTTATGGTCTCTTTGGAAACCATAGAAGCGGCCGATGAAGACTGAGTTGATATCTTCGTTCTTGTAGATTTGCTTGAATATCTTGTGTCGAATGTCACCTGAATCCCCACCGCCAGGTTTCTTTCTCTTGTCTGATCCCCAATACACAAAGTCATGAACCTTGGCAACCGCACCGGGTGTCAGTGAGTTGAGTTGCTTGATGAAATGATACTTCATGCCATGGACGTTGCCAAAGTCAACCTCATCGATCACACGATAGTCGATGTTCATACCTGGGAACACGAACGTCTGATACAGTTCAATGTCATCTCTGCGGTCTGATCGAAGAATGATCACTCGCTTGCCCTCAAAGTATGGTCTGACTTCATCTAACTTGGCGTTAGACTTTGCCAGGTCGAGAGTGTGTATCGAACCCTTGGTCTGATACTGAAACTCTGCTTCAGACGGGATGATGATCACATCTGCGTCTCTGACGGCATTCACATCACGAACTGGCTTCTGATTAAAACCAAAGTTGTAATAGGTAAACTCATGCTCTGGATGCTTGTTCTTGAACTCTCTCAACAGATAATAGAAAGAGTCCATGATGTGATTCAGAGGTTCAATGAAGTTGTCTCCTGAGCGGAGTCGAGCAATACAGATTTTCATGCGCCTACATTCCAAAAGAGTACTGGATATTGTGGTTGATTTTGAGAGTGCCATTCCTTCATGACTGGCCATGCTTTGGCGTCATAAGTTGGTGCAGAAGAAAACGGAGGTGCTTCTTCTATGTGGATGTGTTTGTCGAACTTGTATTTCGACTTGTGAAATACTGCTCTACCAATATCATCTGGTTCCATTGTGTGGCCCACAGAAACAACATGAACTGTGGCATCAGGAAAGGCAAGCTGTAAAGATCGAGAAAGAGTTCCGGAAGAACCGACTGACCAAACTTCTCTTGGTCTGATCGGAAGTTTTCTGGCAACTTTGATAAGGCTGCCGATAGCGGAGTCATGTCGAACCCCGATTGGTACGAGGAGTCTGTTTTCTGGATCTTCTGCGACATAATCTCTTGCTCTCTTTTCTGTTACGGCAAGCATACCCATCTTGACCCAGCGAAAGTCAACTCCTAGTTCGATTGCCTTTTTCTGGTACGGATGAAGTTTGTCTAGGGCGCGTTCTGCCATAAAGACAACTGCCTTCTTACCGTATTTAGAACAGACATACGGGAGTGACATTTGAGCATATCCGGTCGCAGGTGAGGACCCATAGACTATCTCTTTCTGCTTGCAGTTGCGAATAAGGAAGTCTGCTGCTCTTGCTTTGGAACCTACCTCAAGCAGGTCGTCTCGAACCACATGGATTCCATCATATTCCATCAGCACGGGTTCTGGATTGGGGTCTTCCCAGTCCTTTACTATGTCGAGATAATAGTCTGCATCATACATCATACGATCCTGCTGAAATTGCGGACCTTCTCGAAACGGTAGGTTCGGTCGAACTTATCTGCAATCGTGTCGGTCTTGTGTGAAATGATAAAGGTGTTTGTGTCTTCTGTGAGTGTCTGGATGATCTTGAGGAACTCGTCTGTTCCATTGGCATCAAGTGAACCATCAAGAATCTCGTCAAGGATCAGAAGATTGGTGTTGACACTGTTCTTCAACTTGGCAATGTGACGCCATGTGAAGAGAAGTGCCAAGTCGATACGAGTCTTCTCACCCTCAGAGAATGAGGCATAGGTGAAGTCATCACGGTAACGTGACTTGATCACCTCGTTGAAGTTCTCATCAATGTTGAAGTTTACGAAGAACCCCATGCGATCCAGATACTTGTTGACCTGCTTGTTGATGATCGGAATGTATTGTTTGATGATCTTGGTCTTGATACCACCATCCTTGAGTAGCGATAATGCTGTATCAATGTACTGGCGTTCTTCCAGAAGGTCAGACTTCTCTTCATTGAGAGACTTCAGTTCGCTCACTACGATCTTCAGTTCCTCAGTGCTATCTTCAACCATCTTGTCGGCATTCTGCAACTTCTCAATCGACTTCTTGGTATCATCGATCTTCGATAGCAGGTTCATCATGATCTGCTTCTGAGTAGCAACCTCAGTTGTGATTGCCTGGATACGCTTAGACTTTTCTTCTTTTGAAGCGATCAGTTCTCGAATGTCTTTGATGAATGTATTGAAGTCATCTGTAGCCTTCTGCATCTTCTCAACAGATTCTTCTAGTTCACATACCCTCTTGACTTTGAAGTCCTGATCTAGAACCTGCTTACATGTAGGGCAGTTGTCCGATCCATGATAGAAGTCAATCTCTTTCTGCATTCTGGAGACGTTTGACTCATGCTTGGTTGCAGTAACAACATAGGTGGCATGTGTGTTACGAAGATCAGAGATATCACTCACATCTATTTGTAAAGATTTCTTCTCTGCCAACAAGACGTCAGCAGCATCAACAATGTTCTTCTTCTGTTGATTGAACTCAACCAGTTGAGACTGGAGTTCTTCGATGCGTTCAGCAGAAGACTTCTTCAGACCAGCAAGTGTCTTTTCGATGTAGGACTTCTTCTCTTCTTTTGATGCTATCTCAATACGATTGCGATCCATGGACTGCTTATTGTCCAGCATCTTTTGCTTGACTATTGTGTTCATCACCGAGAACACCTGAATGTCGAGAAGACCTTCAAGAATGTTGCGACGATCAGATGGAGAGAGTTGCATGAAGGGGATGAATGCGGCAGAACCGAGAATGACGATCTGAGTACACGCCTTGTAGTTCATCTTGAGAATGTACTTCTCCAGATATGCCTGATAGTCGCGTGAAGCAGAGTCCTGGTTGATCATCGTGCCGTCAACCCAAATCTCAAAGATGTTGGGTTTGATACCACGGATGATCTTGTACTCTTTGCTGTTGAGGCCGAACTCTACTTCTACAACACAATCTTTGCCGTTCACTGAGTTGACCAGTGCCGGCTTGTTGATGTTGCGGAACGCCTTGCCAAATAGCACAAAAGTCAGGGCATCCAGAATAGTGGACTTGCCGTGACCGTTTGCACCCATGATGAGATTGGTCTTTGCTGCGTCTAACTCAATCTCATTCCATGCGTTACCTGTAGAAAGAAAGTTCTTCCATCTGATCTTCTTGAATACTATCATTCTCTATTCGACATTCTCCAGTGTTACCGCTTCGAGGTAAATATCACGCATGTAAGTCTTCATTCTATCAGAATCAACCGGCAAGGTCAAGCCTGAAATGTAACTGTCCAGAATCGTCGGTGTATCTTGCGCCTGGTCGATCACATCATCAGGATTTGAGTCGATAAAGGAACTTATGTCTTCCACAATGGAAATGTCAGCTGGACCTTCCTTGTAGAGTTTGTCCAAAAGCATGTCAAACGCAAACGGGTTCGTCTTGTTCACACATACGATCTTCACATAGGTGTCCTTGTACTTGCTGTAGTCTGAGGCCTGTATCTTCTCAATGATATCAGGATGCTTTACATCATCATAAGATACCATATGGAAGATGCTAAAAGGGTTGCGAAAATAATGAGTCTCCAGTGTGTCACTATCAAGGATTGTAAACCCGCGAGGATCGTTATAATCAGACCAAATATGCTCAGAGAAAGCACCCAGATAATGAATATTGTCCCGAGAACTACGGTGATGATAATGACCAGAATAGACGCTATGAAAGCGATCAAAAATTCCCTTGTCTGTGGTTCCATGGTCTGCTACCTGTCCTTTGTAAAACTCAAAACCTTCTAGTTCAAGATGACCCATCACGATGGATGCTGTAGTGTTCTTCAGTGCTTCTAAACTTTCTGCTTCATTGTCCTTCGTGATCCAAGGAAGAAGCAGAATCTCAAATCCGTCAATCACTATCGATGCAGGATTTGAGTATGTTGTAATGAACTTGTATCGTCTGTCCACCAGTTCACGGAGAGCATTGATCTTGTATGTGTCCTTGTAGTATTCATCATGATTGCCTGCGATGATGTGCGTTCTGATGCCCATTGCAGCAAGAGGCTCTAGAAAATCGATACGCAAACGATGAGCAGTATTGATGTTCACATACTTACGACGATCAACCAAGTCACCAAGATGAATAACGTCCGTGATGTTATTCTCTTTCAGAATAGGAAAAAAGAACTCATCTACACACTTCTTGAAGTAGTCCAAGAAGATAGGGGAGTCGTTGCGGACTCCCCAGTGAGTGTCCGCGATAATAGCGATCTTACTCAAGATATTCTCTCCACTCTTCAGCAAACGAACAGTTCTTTGCACTCTTGAACAAAGGTGCGATCTGTTCGTCTTTGAATCCTGCCAGACCACAACCAACACGGGACACAAAGAATTCCTTCTCAGGGAATAATTGTGTGAACCAACAAAACTGATTGATGAAGAATCTCACATGGGTAATGTTCAATGTTTCAACATACTGATCCTTTGTAGGAATGGCATACGACTGGCCCATCAATCCCATACCAGCACCGTAGGGTGCACCATATTGTTCTCTTGCTACCTTGGCAGCACCAGCACCATGAATGCCGGCCAGATTGCTACCAAACACGAACACTTCCCCGTTCTGAGGAAGTGTTCCATCTTTATGAAATTGATACATTACTTCTTCCTTTGAGTGTTCACCATAAACAGCTCATTATCGTACTTTTTCAGTGCTTTGTCAAGTGCTTCTTGAATGCTTACCAAACGCTGGCGATAGTTCTGTCTGATGTAGACGTTTTCCTGCTTGTTCAGCAGATTGTTGATCAGTTGCTCCACCTGGAATGGTACTTCGTTATTGTTGTTCATCTCTTTGTTCCTCGTAAAACTTGATGAGGCCTTCCTTC